CATGGGCCAAACAATGTAACATTTATTGAATTTTGCCGTGTGCGTAGACGCTAATGCAGGGGCTAGAGCTGCTGCTAGAGAACGAGCTAGACAAAAAGATGCTCAGTTCGCAATCAGAAAACTACAATTCTTTAATAAAGAAGTCGGGCTATCTAGAGCCCAGAATAGAAATGTCATAGGTTACAGTCGTGATCTTAGTGACGCTTATGTACGAGCTGTATATGCCCAAGGTAGGGCTCGTAAGTCCAAACAAAATCTAGTTGCTAAATACCTCGGATCTAAAAAGTTTAGTGAGGGTGGTAGAAGTAAAAAGTTTGGAAGAAAACAATTTGTAAATATGTTAAGAAGACAATCAGACCTAGAAGGTTTTACAGGTGATCTATACGGAAGGAACATGGCAATAGCCCAAGAAGGTGCTAGACGTAGATTCCAGTTTGCTAATGCTAAAGCTAGAGAGAAGCTTGGTATACCAGCTGCATACGGTGCTCCTGTTATGATGCCTCCAACAGATAGACTTACTGGTGGTTTACAACTAGCTAGTCAGGTAGTAGGTATTGTTACTGGTGTCAGTGGTTTTAACGTTGGCGGTGGTAAAAATATATTCGGGCAGACAATATAATGGCAACATATTCTAACGTTCGAGGGGTGCGTGACGCATCCCAAACCATCTCTAATACTAATTATCTACCAGTAGATGCTGACTTAATAGCAGCTATGGATAAAGAAGCTGACTTTCAAATAACAGAAAGAAAGGCACTTGCTGACCAGATAATCGAGGTAGAGCAGCTAAAACTGCAAGCTAGAGATAAAAGGTTTTCTGCATTAAGTAGTCTAACAGGTGATATTAGTAAACTTCAAGAAATTGAAGAAGCTTCACGTGCTACTGAAAGAGATCAGGCTCCTGACAGAATACTAGCTAAACAAAGTAAAGCTAAGATTTTACAGGCAGCAGAAAACGATAATGCTATCGAAGGTTTTAGATTTCAAAACTTTATACTTAATGCTGATGACCCTACCATGGAGTCTATTGATGCTGGTAGAGCATTTATGGATACTTTACAGGTTGACGAAAGTGTAAAAGGTATACTAGATCGTTATGAAGATAATATAAGTGTACTTAATGATGTAGGTGCATCGGTTGGTATTTTTGAAGCTGATAGCTTTGATGAGTTTGAAACAAAAGCTAAACAAGTCAAAACCTCTCTCTATGATACACTATACCTAAACATGCTACGAGCTGGATTAGATATAAATAATCCTAGACTAGAAGACCAGATATTTAAAAGACTACACGATAAAGTAGAAAAAGAAATAAATGGTATGCGTACCAAGTTTGGGTATGGGTATGAAGAAAGATTTGAAGCTGCACAAAACAAACTGTTTGATGAAAAGATAATAAATGCTATTGCTGGTGCTAACGCAAAAAATGCAAGCGGTGATGTGCTAGATGACACTTTCTGGTCTAAGAATGGTGTTGTTGCACAGTATGCTGCACGTAAAGGTGTGTCACTACCAGAAGCAACCGAGTATGTTGTAGGTAGACTAGGTACAATGGTTGAAGATGGTACTATTAAGAATACACAAGAAGCTTTGACTTTGCTGAACAATATACCTTTTTATGGTGCTGATGGTAAAAAGTATGACAACTTTGAAGCATGGGTAGAAACACTTAAAGAAGGTAGCGAGTCTGAGCGTAGAGCGTCTGCATTATTATTTAACTTTAAGGTAAAAGTATCTGAAACTCTAAGAACTAAACGTGAAAATACTATAGCAGTAAACCAAAATGAGTTTGACAGATATGTTGAAACACGTGCAGTACCACTTATAGAAGAAAATAGAAAAAGAGGAGTTATTGGACTTGAAGAGTCACAAGCTGAAGCTATACTTACAGAAGCTAAAGGGCAGCAATGGTATTCAAATGAGCTGACTATACCTAAAAAACTTGAGATAGCTATAGAGCAAGCTACTACTGGTGGCACAGCTGATAAAAAAGTTATAGCTAAACAAGCTTACTCTGACCATCTAACTACAGCTAAAGACCGTATTAAAAAGATGGTTGCTAGAATTAAGAACCAAGATGGAGATACTAGCAAACTGACTGACGAAGACTTAGATAAAGTTGATAGAATGTATGGTGCGTATGAAGCTGAGTTCTTTGGTGAGAATAATGAAAACATAGAGGCTTTTGAACAGCAACAAGCAAAAGGCGAGATAACTCTAGCTAACTATGGACTTGGCATCAGAAAAAATATAGAGGCAAACCATGAAGACTATGACGAGCCTAGAGGTAACACTCGACTCAGTGAAACAAAACTACAAGCTTATGTAAATTTACAGACTAAGCTAAGTAAAGATGGTAGTTTGTTTACTATTGCAGCACCACTAGATGGTGAGCCTGTAGATAAAATACTAGATTTTATTACTAACCCATCTGCTAATCAAAGTTTAGTTACATTTTATGAAGGACTTAAGCCACGTATTGTTACAGACAAAGGTGTTAGAGTTTTAACAGGTACACAAGCTATATATTACAGAGCAAAAGTTCTTGGAATACAAGACCCAACCACTCTACTACCTAACCCAGAGTCAGAGTTTCTAACTGTAAATCAAGAAAACAACCTACAAGATAAGCCTAATGATACTAAAACTCTAATTTCTATGAATGAAAACGAGAGACAAAACTTAGGTAAGTTCTTAGATATTCTAGCTACAGGTGATGAAAACACATACGGTAGAGCTAGAGGTGGTCAAAACTTTGAAACACAGGGTCTAAACAGGTTGACAGGTAATGAAGTACTAAGACTTGCTAGACGTGGCGGTACAGACTTTGGTAGGTATAAATTTACAGGAACAGCTATTATAGAACTACTTGGTGGTACAAGACCTATCATAGATATGAACGCTCCATTTACAGAAGATATACAAAGTTTTCTTGTCTTAGCACGCATACGTCAAAAAGCAAACAAATCAAATGCTATACGCGGTGCTCTTACAAAAGAAACACAGGACTACAGAAGACTTACTAATCTAACAGATAAAGAAATAGATGCAGTAAACGTTGTATTTCCTAATCTTTTAAAAATGCCTATGAATCAGTTTCAAAACTTACAAGCTGATGTAGCTAAAGCTGTCATAAGTGACCTTGAGAAACTAGAAAGACAGATAGCTGGTCAAAGACAGAAAGTTAAGATAGATAGGATTGAAAGAGAAAGATTAAGAAAAGAACAATTAAACCCAAGAAGACAAGTAACAAGAGGTAGAGAATGACCGACAGTGCACCACAGTACGGAGTAGATGAAGAAGCTCTCGGTCTAGCAGCTCAGAAATCACAAGAGTTCGTAGATGAGCTGTTAGCAAAAGAACAGGCACGTGAGTCAGTACAAAGAGAAGCTGACCAAGAACAAGATCAACAAGCAGCTGAATTAGAAGACCCTAGAAACGCAGAAACATGGGGAGCTAAAGCTTTAATAAAAGAGGGTCAGTCCATCTTATCCGGTGGTTTACAAGACACTGCATCCTCTATCGCAACCTTTCCTGAGCGTACAGTAGATGCTTTGTCAGGAGAGATGCAACGACAACGCCAAGAAACTGGTACATACAAACCAGACTGGACACCGTTTAAATCATATGACAACCCTATAGAAACCAAAACATGGTGGGGTAAACAGCTAAGAGGTCTAGTACACTTTGGATCTCTTGCAGCTGGTACAATATTAGCAGCAAAAGGTGCAGCAGCAACTGGTATCATTGGTTTGCCTGCTGGATTAGTAGCACTAACCAAAGGTAATGTAGCCAGAGGTGCTATAGTTGGAGCTGTGTCAGACCTTGTATCAAAAGAGTCTGATGAAGCAAACGCTTTAGGTGCTTTACGTGATAGGTATGGGTGGTTTGACACACCCTTATCTACTAGAGATACAGACCATCCTGTAGTGATGAAAATAAAAAACATTGTAGAAGGTATGGGCTTCGGCTTATTCTTTGATGGTTTGGCATACACACTAAAGAGAGGTGGTAAGCCTGTAGTAGATCAGATTATAGCACGTAACAAAAATATAAAAGATCAAACTGTAGAAGCTGGCGTAGCCCAGTTACGTAGAGGTGACGAAGAGTTTAGAGCAGACAAAAACGCACCACTTGCACAACCACATCAAGGTGCACACGTATCACAAACAGATGCAACTACTGCACGTAGACAACTAGAACGTACTCGTAAAGAGTGGGGAGCTGAAGAAGGCTCTGCTGGTTCTGTAACTACACCTGTAGAACGTGAACGTATTGCACAGTATGGTGGTACTGATGAAAAAACAGTTGAACGTGTAATGCGTGACTTGATGACAGATCAAGGCTTTAAAGCTAAGATGAAAGCTGCGAAAGGTAATTTAAAAACTCTTGCAGAAAATTATGGAGATGCTGTAGCTACACATCAAAAAGTTACAGTTGGTAGAAATGCAGTAGATTTTAAGCCTACTGAATATCTAAAAGATGTACTAGAAGCTGACAGAGACTTGATAGATGGTGAAAGAATTTTAAAACCAGAAAAAGTTATAGCAGGCGATCTTATCATGGGTACACTTTTTAGACAGCTACGTGATACTGGTATTGCTGCACGTGAAATAGCTGACATAGTCGATATTACAGATATAGATGGGCCAGCTAAACAAATTGCTGATACTATGCTTATGCTTGTATACGAAACTAAAAAAGCTAGATTTACATTATCTGATGCGTTTAGATCATTAGGTGCTGGTAAAGCTAGAAAGCAAGCTATTGAAGAGGCAGTTAGAGCTGACGTAGAAGATGCAAAAGAATCTATTATGTCTATACTTAAGATTGTAAAAGATGATAAAGATGATGATATGCTAAATGCAGTTATCGAAGCATTTTCTATGATGGACGATATAACAAGTGTAGAAGATTTTGACAACTGGGCTCGTACAGTTATAAAAGGTGGTAAACTAAACGCTGGTGACATTGATCGTACTGGTGCTTTGATACGAGAGCTAGAAGGTGTAATGACAAACAGTGTATTGTCTGGCCCTAAAACACCACTTCGAGCTATTATGGGTACAGCTAGTGCAACATTTTTAAGACCATTATCTGCTAGTTTAGGTGCTGTTATTCGTTATCCTTTTACAGGTGATGCTACTACAGTTAGAGCTAGCCTTGCAGCAGTAAACGGTATGATAGAAGCTATACCAGAGTCATTTACTTTATTTAAGAGTAAACTAAACTCATACTGGAAAGGCGATTTAGCAAGTATTAAGACTAGATATTCTGAGTTTACTAGAGGTGATGCAAACTGGGAGTTACTACGTAAGTGGGCAGAAGATAGTGGTAGAGCTACAGCCGGCGACCTTGCAGCATTTAGATTAGCTAACATAGCTAGAACTTTAAATGACAGTAACTTCTTAACATACTCTACTAAGATTATGGCTGCTACTGACGATGCGTTTGCATATATTCTTGGTCGTGCTAAGATGCGAGAAAAGGCAATGCGTAATGTATTAGATCAGCAAGCTGCTGGTGTATCAACACCGAAGATAACACCAGAACTTATGAGAGCATACGAAGATGATTTCTATGCACAAGTGTTCAATCCAGATGGTAGTATAAGTGATAAAGCTACACAGTTTGCACGTGCAGAGGTAACACTTACACAACCACTAACAGGCTTTGCAAAAGGTCTAAACGATATATTTACAGCTACACCATTACTTAAACCATTCTTTTTGTTTGCTAGAACAGGTGTAAACGGACTTGCACTTACAGGTAAGTATACACCCGGTTTTAACTTCTTAGTCAAAGAGTTTAACGACATTGCTTTAGCACGTGCTGATGATCTTACTGACGTTATTAAGTATGGTATTGAAACACCAGAAGATTTAGTCAATGCTAAGGCTTTACAAACAGGTAGACTAGCTATCGGTTCTGGTGTCGTATTTATGGCAAGTATGGCTTGGATGCGTGGTGATTTACATGGTGATGGCCCACTAGATAGAACACAGCGTAGAGCATGGATTGAATCTGGATGGCAACCAAACAGTCTTGCATTTGGCCCTGTTAGGGTAGGAACAGATCAGTTTGAACCTTTTGGCCCAATACTTACTACAATAGCTAACATAGGCGACTATAGTCAACTAATGGGCGAAGAGTGGACAAAAAATCAATTAGGTAAAGTATCTTTAGTTATAGCACA